ACGGCTATAGGGAAGCGTTTAGAGGGTTAAGGAAGATGGCTTTGATGCATGAGAAGAGGGGAGCAAATGTATGAGAGACGACAGAAGCGAATCTGAAATATTTATAGAGCAACTGAAATACCTGAAAATAGCATGTATAGGGGATAAGGTAATCGTAACACATCCCCTGTTTGCAGCTAGAGAGATGTTAAATGGCGAGTTTAAAGATTGGGAAGATATGAAAACCATCCAGATAGGGGAAGAAGTATGACAAACGAAACAGTTACACAAAACGAAACACAATGGTTAATGGACGAAGGGGTTCCGGGAAGCGGAGAACGTCCAGAGTGGTTCAAGCCAAAATACAAGACGGTGGCAGAGCAAGCAAAAGCTTACAATGAGGCTATCAAGCTTGCCACTAATGGCGGGACGGGAGCTCCAGAGTCCTACGAATTAGGAGAGTTTGCCGAAGTTATCGACCCTTCCGATAGCAGCGTGCAGGCTTTCCTAGACTATGCTAAGAGCAATCATATGACTCAAGAGACGGTTATGAAGGCCATTGAAGTAGCAGCAAACACAAAACGCTCTATGACGGTGAACGAAGAGAAAGAGCTAGAACGATTAGGTCCAGATGGCGCTAGACGCAGAGAAGTTATTGACCAGTGGGTAAATAACAGCATGTCTGCAGAAGGGAAAGAGGCATTCTCTAAAATCCCTAAGACCGCAGAAGTGCTTCATTTGATGGATGAGATGCGCCAGACCCAATCTAGAATGCGTAGCGCTACCCCTTCGGCAATCGACCATATTGCTACGATGGCTCCCTTAACCGAAGCGCAAATACGGCAAGAGATGCAGGACAATAAGGACAAGTACATGAGCAATCCGAGCTATCGGGCTGAAATAAGCAAGAAACTATCTTTGGTTCTGGGAGATAGCTAAGGGTGGAAAACGGTACGAGCCATAAAAAAGCCAGAAAGCCATTGATAGACATTCGGGCGCACTATCTTTCAAAGATGGGGCGCTACAAGCCTATGAAACATGAGTGCCTTCTGAAAGAATACGAAAACCACGCCGCAGGGGATAAAAATGCCCATGAACGTATAGCCTTATCGTTCTCGCGCTTGGTTCTAAAGAAAGCGCTTTATTTCTCTAAGCGCTACCATTTGCCCGTGGAGGACATGATTCAGGAAGGAATGTGCGGTCTAATGACGGCAGTTAAGAAGTTTGACCCAACGCGAGAGAATCGGTTCAGCACCTACGGTAGTTGGTGGATAGACGCGGTGATACGACGCGCTGTCCATAATAAGTACGTCCTAGTCCGAATGCCCATCCACGGAGTGAAGGCGAAGAGAAAAATACAGAAGGCCTACGCAGAGGGCGTGAAGCACGGAAAGATTGGAGAAGCTACTGGGCTTACGCCTAAGATGGTAACGGCTGTGATGGGAGCAGTCCATAGAGAAGAAATATCTGAGGAGTTCGAAGAAGAATTGACTGCCTCTACTATAGATAAGATGGCTACTCCTCCACTAGAGGAAATAGTGGAACAGGAATCTGTCTGCAAGGGGATCTCCCGCTACCTATCTAAGCTAAAAAAGAGCCACCAGCTCATCATTAACATGCGATTCGGCTTAAACGGTTACATGACTAACACATTAGAAGAATGCGGGGAGTATCTTGGGGTAACGCGAGAAAGGATCAGGCAAATCCAGGCGCAGGCATTGGCAAATCTTAAGTCCCTAATGCGCCACAATAAAGAGGCATACATTTAGCCTACCGGAGGGGATCGAACCCTCTAGAGTACGGCCTAAAAGCGGAATTGGGTCCAATCCCGGCGTGTACCGTAAACCAGGTAACAAGAAGAGTCGCCCAAGCTCCTTACCGTGAGGATTATTAGTCCCGCGCTTTATTGAGGGCATTTATAAGCTACTTGTTACGGCCTCCAACAGCCTCCTGTCGGTAGGATTAAGGTTTGAGTATAGCCCACAAAAGTCGCCTTGTCACTTTCCTTAAATATGTCTTATACATTAGATAGACGCCGCGATTACCTTACGTATGGAATACCGCTGCCTTAAGCCCTAACGGAACACCTTAAGCTCCTGCGCCCAGAAGTAAATAATTTGCAAAGAAATTTGTATGTTTTTTATTGATGGGAGCTTTAGCATGTCATTAAGTTTAACTAACGTCCAACAAACAGAATTCGACGAACTGGTCAAAATTGAATATCGGTCCGTCGGTAACCTATTAAACGGAACCCTGAGAACGCGCACAGATGTTATTGGTAACACTGTCCAGTTCAGAAAGGTAGGTCAAATCATAGCCTATCCTCAAGGGTACCAGAACACCATTAACATTCAAGATCCCGGCTATACGCCTCAAGTAGCTACCCTCCAGAAGTACGCTACAGGTACAGCGGTAGATGATATCCAAGAATTGACGGTTAACTTTGATGCTAAGCGCGAGTTGGCTATGCTAACCGTAGCAGCTATCAATCGTCGTAAAGACCAAATCACCATTGATACGCTAGCCGCTAACCCAGGAACCACAATTGTGGCCGGCGGTACCGGCTTTACCTACACAAAATGGTTGCAGCTCGTAAGATACTTCGAGAAGAACGCAGTTCCATTAGCTCAGCGTTATGTCGCGATGACAGGGGTTCAATTACAAGACGTCTTAGCAGACGACCACTTTGTAAGCCGCTTGTATACCAGCAACGACCTAGTTGTTCGCGGTACTGCTGCTTATTCTGAAATCTTGTCCATGAACGTCATTATCATCCCTGACATGTCCGAAGGGGGCTTACCACTAGCTGGAAACCAAAGAACTATTTTCGCATGGCACCAAATGGCAGGCGGATTAGGTATCGGTTCCGATATGCGCGTGAAGATTAACTATCTGCCACGTGAGGATAGCTGGTTCGTGGCGGGCACCTTGTTTATGGGTGGCGTCGTTGTCGATAACCGCGGTGTGTTCGCTGTCCAATGTATTGAAGTTTAAGGAGTATTAAAATGGCATTTACTTTACAAACATTGTCACGAGTCAGTACTTCTATGAACTCGGAGACTGTGGTTAACTACGTCACAGGTGTAGTAAGCCCAGCGTCTTCCCCTGCTTCATACATTTACTCTACACCGGACGCTTTAACAACTGTTTTAGCGGCCCCTTACTTCTTAACCGCGACTGGTAACTTGGTTCAATTGTTTGAGCCTTCCGATACCATCCGCGTGTTTTATGGAGCCAATCCTACCGATAGCGTTCTGTTAACAGTGGCTTCCGTAAACGTAGGGGTTCCTGGAACCCCAGCCTCCATTACTTTCGCAGCAACAGGCGGCGCACAATCCACAAGCTTAACGCTTACTTCCGCTCAAATTTTGGCAGCCGGAGCGTTCCAAGCGGGTTTGAGTATCGTTCCTGCAGTAGCAGGAAAAGTAATTGTTCCAATTTCTGTGACAGCAACTCTCGTATTTAATACGACTGCGTATAACGCTTTCACAATTACGCCAACAATTAATGCGGTAGCTCAAACCACGGTAATCGCCGATACATTATCGGCTGCAACTCAGTCGTTCATGGCAACTCCAACTTTGGTTGCACAAGCTGCCAACTTGACCACTTTAAGCGGTCAACCATTGACATTGGTGGCCAGCGCGCAACCCACAACGGGGGACTCGCCCATTAATGTGAATGTGAGCTATGTCTTAATTTAACTTGAAAGGAGCGATGTATGTCTCAAGAACTATTGAACTGTTTAGAGGTAGTGAAGACGAATCTGAAAATTTATCAGGATCGCCTTGCGGAAAATGGAGAGAAAAGAAAGGACTCTGAAGCAGCGGCTAAACTGGCGCATGACAACATTCAACAGTTGTTAGGCGCTATTCATGCCTCTACGCAAACAAAGGAATGTTTGGAATCCGCAATAGCTGCCTCTAGACCACTGGAAGATCCAGAGGTCGTTAACGGACAAGTAACTTGAGTATGTAGAACTTAACTCGGAGTTTCCAGGAGGGCTAATATGCCATTTAATATTCAGTTTTGGGGTAAAATTAGCACTACTGGGAGTTCCGAGTTCGTCATTGGGCAAGATGGAGTCGGAATAGTTGAAGGCGCGCCTGCACTTTTTTCATACGGCTCTAATTTCGACACGCTCGCTGAGATTCTAGAAGACGATATTGATGGAAACAGTGCTTATTTCAATAATACCTCCATATTCGCAGACGTTAAAACTGATGACTTAATCTATATTGCGGCGCAAGACGGAGAAACCTGGGTCACGGTTCGCAGCGTTAATTATTACACTCACAAAGTCGCAATAGACCGCAGCGTTGGTGGAAATGTTTCCAACATTACAGATGCAGTCGGAACCGTTGTAAACAATTCGGTGGCCATTTTTGCTGATACGACCGGGCGCTCTATTCGTCAATCCGTAATGACTGTAGAACCTCCTCCCGCGGAGGCAGCAGGATATCAGGCGCTTATTAAGAATGTTTCTGTAGATCCAAACGTAGTCCTAAAAGGAATAGAAGGGATTGAATTTAGAGATTTGGCTGGATTTATCTGGCTGAACGACGGAGTGGATGCATTTGGAATTATGGGCTTATTCATGGATGAGCTATTTGCCCAACGTTGCATTATAATCAGCGATGGCGCATCCGTGCCGTCGAGCTTTGATGCGATTCTAGAACTCAACACTACCCAGGGCACATTCTTGCCTCCGCGTCTTACCACCACGCAAAGAGACGCGTTGGCGAACCCATTACCGGGTATGCAATTTTACAATACGACCACCAATGCTATGGAACTTTATAGCAGCGGAAGCTGGGGCTCTATTTCGGGAGGAGGTATAACTTCCATTAGCGCAGGGGGCGGCATTACATGCACTCCTAATCCAATCACTTCTACTGGAACCGTGGCTTTAGAGGCATTTACCACCAATGTTACTATTAATTATCCTGACTCGATTACCCGAGATGTATATGGGAGGATCACAGCCGCGTCCGGAGGCACTGTTCCTGTCCTCACCATTCAGGCAGACAGCGCTACTATTCCAACTATCATATTTACTCAGCCTACGAGCGGAAATTATGTAGCTCAAGTTCCATCAGATGCTAATTGTTTCTATTACTCGTTCAGCATTGTATCGGGTGGTACGGGGCAGTCAATTCCATTCTCGGGCATTGGGGTAGATATATTTTTGACTATAGATCCGACACTGTACAATGTGGCAGCCATATTTAATCCTAAAAACTGGGCAATCGAAAACTCTAATCAGACGATTCGAATTTTAGCTGGAACGGACGCGGGCTTTAATAGAGGTTATTATGAAGTAGAACTTCAG